AAGGCTACGCTGTAAACCACTACTTGACAGACACAGACGCTTGGTTCTTGATGACTGATGCGCCTAACGGCTTGAAGATGTTCAACCGTTCACCTGTTAAGAGCTCTTTCGAAGGCGACTTCGATACAGGCAATGTGCGTTACAAAGCCCGTGAGCGTTACAGCTTCGGCTGGAGCGACCCACGCGGTATTTACGGCTCTGCCGGTGCAGCGTAATCGCATGAGACGCCTACCACCTCTGTGAAAACACGTGGTAGCTATCCTAAAGGGCCCTTCGGGGCCCTTTTCTTTTGTTGCGCTGTCGTTTCTTTTGGTGTATATTTAGTCTATTCCGGGAAACCCGGTGTATCTGACAGTCCCGGCTGACGACATGCAGACAGATACATCACACTTGCATGTAAGGAAACATCATGGCACAAACCACATTCTCCGGCCCAGTCCGTTCAAACACAGGCTTCCAAATCCCCGTCGTTACTACTGCCAATTTGCCAGCTTTTGCTAGCGTAGCCGCAGGTACGGCCTACATCGTTTCTGATAATGGTGTAGGCAACGACGAGTTCTGTATTGCTATCTCTACAGGCGCTGCTTGGGTTACCGCTGTTGGCGCGGCTCTCAGTTAATTAGCTCACTCTGGCAACGGGGTTTTATTGTTTTAAGGAGCTAAATTATGGGTATACAAACGGACGTAAAAAGCGTCACAGTGACCGCCGATGGCACAGCGTACGGGGGCCGTGCACGCGTCAAATCATTGGTTTTAACCAACAGCGCGTCTGCTGGATCGGTTGTTTTAAAGGACGGTGGCGCATCAGGCGTTGCCCGTATCACAATAAACACGCCAGCTGGTGCGGACCTCCACAATATCATAATCCCTGATCAGGGGGTGGTGTTTGAGTCGGATGTTTATGTTGATGTGACAAATGTGACCTCGGTCACTATTTTCCATGGTTAAGACAGCGGCATGGACGAGGAAAGAGGGTAAGAGCGAGGAGGGCGGCCTGAACGCCAAAGGGCGAGCCTCTTACAACAAGGCCAATCCGGGAAAACCCGGGTTAAAGCCTCCGGCGCCGAAACCAAAGACGGACAAGGACGCAGCACGGCGAAAGTCTTTCTGCGCCAGAATGTCTGGGATGCCCGGCCCGATGAAAGACGAGAAGGGGAAGTCGACGCGCAAGGCTTTATCCCTGAAAGCATGGAACTGTTGAGATGGACCTATCTATTTGGAACTTCGTCTTATCCATCCTGCTGGGCTTGGTATGTTGGACGTTAAAAGAGAAGTCGGCGGAGCTTGCTCGCGTGACGATACTTATGAACCGCACTCGTGAAGAGATGGCCAAAGAGTACGTTACAAAGGCCGAGGTCCATGCCGATATCAACCGAATATTGGATCAGCTTAAGTCGATGAACGAGAAGCTGGACAGGTTCATGGAGATGCGCAGTGTTAAGTAAAAGCCCTGACATCTGTAAAATGATAAAGCAGGCTCTTGTCCCAGCTAAGAAACGGAAATAAGCCATGAGCAAACCCGGACTCTACGACAACATCAACAAAAAGCGCAAGCGCATTGAAGCCGGTTCAGGCGAGAAGATGCGCAAGGTTGGTTCGCCCGGCGCACCAACGGCTAAGGCTTTTAAAAAATCAGCTAAAACCGCGAAGAAGAAGCCATGACCACTTCTGGGACAGCAACATTCAACCTCGAGTTCGATGACATCATCGAAGAGGCGTTTGAGCGCTGTGGCATTGAGTCCCGCACGGGATATGACATGCGCACGGCCCGACGGTCGTTGAATTTGATGTTTGCGGAGTGGGCTAACCGAGGCTTGAACTTGTGGACTATCCAGCAACAGGAGTTGCCAATGGTGGTGGGCCAAGCTGAATACAGCCTATCAACTGACACCGTAAACCTTCTGTCTGCTGTTGTCCGCACGGGCACGGGATTGACACAGCAGGATGTCTCCATTGACCGGATTAGTCAAAACGAATACCTATTTGTCCCCAACAAACTAACAACAGGCAGGCCCTCGCAGTACTACTTGCAACGCACAACGGTCCCGAAGCTCTTTGTCTATCCTGCCCCTGATGCGGCCACGACCTACACCTTGGTCTACTACGGTATTCGCCGCATTGAGGACGCGGGTTCTTTCACAAACAATGCCGATGTGGTTTTCCGATTCCTCCCCTGTTTGGTGGCGGGCTTGTCTTACTACTTGGCCTTGAAAAAGGCCCCGGACCGTATTGTTATGCTCAAGCAGCTCTACGAAGAAGAGTTTACGCGCGCAGCCGCGGAAGACCGAGACTCGGCTAGTGTATTTATTTCACCGGCTGTTGGGAATTAAGCCATGGGCGGTTTTGCTTCAGGCAAATACGCACTAGCGATCTGTGACCGCTGTGGTTTTTCGTACCAGTACACCGCCTTGAAAAAGGAATGGACAGGGTTTAAGGTCTGTGTAGAATGCTATGAGCCGAAGCACCCGCAATTGATGCCCAAGAGATCCGTATCGGATCCACAGGCATTGCAGGAGCCTCGCCCAGATAGGGCCTCGGTGTTGGACGTGTACGTAAACGCCCCGGGAGACTCTTCCTTCGTCGCCATAGGAATGATGCCTGTGGCCGTGACCAAGGACCTTGTTTCACAGAGCCAAATGGGCACTGTCACAGCCCTCACGACATGATATTAGACAGGACGAATAAGGGCCCCCATGAACTACGCTGATCTGACACAGAACATCCAAGACATCACGGAGAATACGTTCTCTGCTGATCAGCTTGCCTTGTTCACACAGCAGGCAGAACAAAAAATATACAACGCGATTCAGATTGCCAACCTGCGTAAGAACGTGACAGGGGTGCTAACCGCCTCGAATCCATATCTTGCATGTCCCGAGGATTTCCTGTCTGTTTACAGCCTGTCCGTTTACCCTGCCAGCGGCACAGGCGACTACGCCTTCTTGCTGAACAAAGATGTGAACTTCATGCGCGAGGCGTACCCCAACCCGACCTCAACAGGACAACCAAAGTACTACGCAATCTTTGGCCCGCAGTCAGCTAACGTCAACGAGCTATCCCTTATTTTAGGCCCTACGCCAGACGCTAACTACAACGCGGAGCTGCACTATTACTACTACCCAGAGTCGATTGTCACAGCAGGTAATACGTGGCTAGGTGATAACTTTGACAGTGCGCTGCTCAACGGCACACTGATTGAGGCGCTTCGTTTTATGAAGGGCGAGCAGGCTGACTTTGTTGTGTATGAGAAAATGTACATGCAGGCCATGCAACTACTCAAGAATTTGGGTGACGGCAAACAGCGCACGGATGCCTATCGTGACGGCCAAGTACGGACACCTGTAGCATGAGTAATATCGTTCAAACCCAGACCACCAGCTTCAAAGCGCAGTTGTACGAGGGTGTCCATGATTTGCTCACGGACACGATTAAGATCGCCTTATACACGGTCGATGCCACTTTGAATGCCGATACAACGGTCTATACGACCGCAAACGAAGTAACGGGTTCAGGGTACGTGGCAGGTGGTGCCCAGATGACGGGCATTACTATTGGCAGCTCAGGGTACACAGCATTTGTCGATTTTGATGACGTTGTGTTTAGTGCCGCGGTTACGGCACGATGCGCTCTGATTTACAACGCCAGCCAAGGCGACAAGGCGATAGCTGTTTTGGACTTCGGGTCTGACAAAACATCCACTGCCAGTTTCACCATCACAATGCCACCCAATAACGCAACGGCGGCGTTGATTCGTTCTTCTAATTAAGGAGTCTCACATGAGCACAGACAAACTAAGCGCCGTTGACAGCATGGCGGCATCCACAAAGTACAACACTACGCCCGAAGATGCGATGGCTATTCAGGGCTACTACCACGCCGTTTGCTACGACGCTGATGGCAACGTCAAGTGGGAAGAACCTATTTACAACTTGGTAACGACCGCGGGCCAGAACCTGACTCTCAATACCATTTTGGGTAACTCTGCCGCTGGCGCCGTTGTCATGGGCTTGAAGGGTACTGGGACCGCTATTGCTGCTGATACGCAAGCCTCGCACGCGAGTTGGTTGGAAGTTGGTCTGACTAACGCCCCTACGTACTCGGGCAATCGCCCCACACCATCTTTTGCCGCCGCGGCAGCTGCAAGCAAGGCAACTTCATCTGCGGTGGCGTTTGCTATGACCAGCACGGGCACAGTAGCAGGCTGCTTTATTAACATTGGCGGCAGCGCTACAAAGGACAACACGACGGGAACTTTGTTCTCTGCGGGGGACTTCTCTAGCTCTAAGGCCGTTGTTAACGGTGACTCTATTGCAGTTACATACACACTGACACTGACGTAATATGGCCGTAGCTTGGGGGTCAGGGGCATGGGATGACAACGCTTGGGGCGGGGGCGAGACCTTTGCTGTTAGCGTTGCGGAGACCGCTGCCCTTGCCGACTCCACTACGGGCGGGTTGCTAATCGATGTAAGTATTGAAGAGTCTCTGACCAACGGCTCTCCTTGGGGGCTTGGTGCTTGGGGGGACTCGTCTTGGAGCGGTACCACAGGTATTCAGGATGCGCAGACTGTAGCGCTGACAATCAACACCGCGGTATCAGAATCAACGTCTCTTGCTGAGGCGCAAACAGTTATCGCCGGGTTTGCGGGGTCGGTTACTGAGACTACAGCGATTGCGGATGTAAACGCAGCGTTGA